TTTCGTCTCTTCGTACTCGAAGCCGGTGCGCTTGGCATTCTCATGGAAGATCTTGAGCACAGCAGCCCGGTGCTTCGGTGCGTAGCTGACAGTGATGCCGTCCGTGTTGGCTGATTCAACCTTGACACCCTTGATCAGACCCAGCTCATAGATCAGACAGAGCAGGTTCAGCTGGCCGGTGACAGTCACTGCCAGCAGGAGATCTGGAGAATAGAACGAGCAGTAGATGTTACCCAGCTTGCCGAATGTGCCGTTCAAGGTAATCTTCAAGCTGTTGGCGACTTTCTTGTTACCTTCACGCTTGGCCTTCATCCGCATCTCGTACAGATGCTGATATTCTTCCATGAAGCGTTGACCCTTGTTTCCCGACAGTGCAGGCACCAGGCCCGCTTTCATCATGATGTTGGGGTAGTACGAGGCTACGTCAAAGTCTGAGATCAGTTTCTCTTCTGTGGCTTCGAGGTACAGGTTGGCATCGTGTGTGCTGTGCAGTCCACCTACACCGCACTTGTACAAGCCATCGTGCATTTCGAACAGCTCTTCAAGGAAGGCGGGTGCGATGACCGCGCCGTTCGCCATTGCGATCTTGTACTGACTGGTCTCGAAATTCTCGATCAGCTTCTTCAACGCCACGCTCTTCGTAACGATGAACTTCGGAGCTTTGTAGCGTACGAACTTCGGGATGTTCTTCGTCTGGTTGCTGATGCCGACACGCTTCTTCAGAATTGCTTCAGCGATTTGTGCGTCAGACTTGCTGCGCAAGTCAATCTCGTACTCTTCGCTCAGTTCCATCCGCAGCTCGATCTCCGAGCGTAGGGCTGCGAACAATTCAGCTGTGCCGGTCAAGTCATTCAAGCAGTAAGTCTCGATGATCTTGCATTCGGCCGGTGATGGATCATGGTCGTGGTGCATGGGCATGTCCATCATCACCTTGAGACCGAGTCGACCAATGTAGGTCTTCAGCGAGATCATCACACCCGGTGCCACGTCGAACAAGTCGATGTGATCGTAGTCAATGAACGGCAGATCGAATTCCTTGTAGGTCTTCCACGACCGCATACCTTTTTTGACGATCACGTTCGAGATCACTTTCAGGAATGCGGCATTGTGTCCAACGATGAATGCGGCCACCAGCAGGCGGTCAAAGTGTTCACTGTTGAAGCCAACCCAGGTGTAGTCAGGGTTTTCGAGTACTGCCCGGAATTTCTCACGGTCGCCCTTGCGGTGCAGCCAGTATGCGTACTTCTTTTTCGTTTCCAAGACCATACAGCCGATCATGAAAACAGGTTTTTTAGTACCGATGATTTCCACATCGAATATCACGTGTTGCTGCGTCATTGTGCCCACACCTTCACTGGTATCTTTTTCAGTTGTTCAACGATGTATTTGTTGACTTGTTGTTTGTTGACTGGAGTGTTGAAACTCAGTTTTTTGGCGGCACGCATCCCTAACGCGAGGTATGTCCAGGTGCGCCGCCGAACAATCACGTACCGTGATCGACGAGACTCAGGAACATTGAAGCAAACAGCTCGCGTTCTTCGTAGTCGTAGTGGATTGATTCAAGAGCCTCGACTACTTCGAGACCGTACTTGCGGATCTGTTCTTGCCGTACACGACCCAACACTAGATGAAGACGCTGCTGTATTTCGAAAGTGTTGGGTAGGTACATGTCACGCAGCTTTCTTGAGATAGTCGAGCAGCGAGGCCATCTTTGCATCTTTCGCCAGCAGTGATTCATAGACGCGCTCTTCAATGGTGTCTGGTGCCAATACCATGATCGTTTCCGTTTTCTGCGTCTGACCTATGCGATGGATGCGTTTCAGACCTTGCAGGTAATGCTCAAGGTCTGGTGTGGGTGAAGCCCATATCGTTGCGGTGCCCTTGGTCAAGGTAAGACCGTGGCCTGCGCTCTGTGGGTGCGCGAACAGGATGCGATAGAAGCCGGCCTGGAAGTGCTTGACGGCGTCTTCACGCTGCTTGTCTGAGGTCACGCTGCCGTCAATCAATGTGTAGGTTAAGTCGCGCTTTTTCGCTTCTGCGATCAGGCATTCTTTCTGGTGTGCCCAGCGGAAGAACACTACGACGTGTGGCCGGGCTTCAGCTAGGTCGATCACCAGCTCATACCGGTCGCGATCAATGATTTCGTAATCGCGATCAGATGAGTAAACAGCACCCGAGCTGACTTGCAACAGCTTGTTGTAAAGCACGGCGGCGTTAACCGCCGACACTACCCTGTTATTTTTGAACAGCAGCATGCTGTTTGTTTCGAGTTCTTTATAGATCTTCCGATGCTTGGTATTCAGTTCGAAGTTGACTGGGTACTCGTGATTCGGTGGAATGTCCACACAGTCTTTGAATCTGTGCCGGATCGTTATGTCTTTGATGATGGCTGAGACGATCGCTTCGGAGTTGCCTTTGTCTTCCCAGCGCACCATGTTCGGACTCATGCCGACTTGCACGGGTGAACACACGGCGGCGCGGAAGGCGAAGAAACTCTTGCCAAGACGTTTGCCATCATCGAGCAGGAACATTTGATGCCAGATGTTTGTGACCCCGTTCGAACTGGGTGTAGCTGAGAGGCACGCACGCCGTGCGAAGCGCTTCACGATTTTGGCTGCACTCTTCGAACGTGCCGAAGTGCCGTGCTTGAAAGCGGTTGATTCGTCGATGATGATCGTGTCGAACTTCTTCCAGAAATTCTCAGGTAGAGTAGTGAGTACTTTCACCGCATCATGATTGGTAATGTACACATCAGCATTTGCAGCCAACGCTTGCTTGCGGTTTGTTGCGTGCGCGATGCTGATCTTCATGTCCGGGGCGAACTTTTTGAAATCTTGACCCCATGCGTTCGACAGCAGTGACTTCGGTGCCAGGATCAGTGCGCAGCCACCTTTGATGCGGCGACGCTTGGCAAAGGCTGTGACATGAACACCTGTCTTGCCCGTGCCGGCATCGCTCATGTCAAAGACGCGGTGGTTTTTGTCGACAAAAGCGACCGAGACTTTTTGATGAGCAAAGAGCTTGATCATCCGAATTTCCTCCGATACATCTTGATGTCGTTCTCACCCGCTACGACCCCGTATGCACACTGCCCACCTTTGCTCGGGCCATAGGCGCAGTACTTGCAGGTGAAGATGTTCGGGTTCGCCGGGAAGTCTGTTGCGGTTGTCACCTTTGTACCCCGTTTGTCGAAGCTCTGGACGTAGCGCAGCGCTTCGAGACGGGTGTAGGTGACACTGTGCAGTTCGTCAATGTCGAGATACCAGAGTTCGACAGTGACTTTCTGCAACTGCGGGTTGCGGATGAATGAGGCGATGGCGTAGAGCAGCACTTGCTCGCCGTGTTTCAGCTCGTTGCCGAAGCGCTTGCCGGTTTTGTAGTCAATCACGACTGCGAAGTCGGGACTCATGAACACCACTGCATCGGCCTTCATACGCAGCCAGGCGGTCTTGTAATCATGGGGCAACCACTCTGTGTTGAAGCCCCATTCACCTTCGAGTGAAACTCTCTTGGCTTTGTGCTCGCGCAGCAGAACGAAGAATTCGTCCTCAAAGCGTCGCAGCTCAGTGGGTAGTACTTTGATCTTGCCGATGACAAAGTCTTCAGCGAGCTGATGAATGGCCGTGCCGCGATCTGCCGCTTCGGATTTTTGTTCAGGCACGCGGTCGATATGCTTGAGCTTGGCGCGGTAGCGGCATTGCTCGAAGTCAATCAGCTTGCTGTAAGACCAGGATTTGATCATTATGTTTACTCTAATTTAGTCTGCGTTAGATTATAGCAGACATTTGTTTTATGTCATTGGGTGGCCGATGTAAACATTGCGAGGGTATTTTGTGACTACCGAATTTCTCACCCGAGCGTCAACCAAGATGAGAGTTTCTTCTTTGTCTATGGTTTTACAAACAGATCCGCCAACTCCGGTTGCCTGGCATTCGATCTGCTTTTTTACACGATGAGGTTTGCGGGCGTATTTGTTCAGCCAGCTAGACCAGTTGTCGTATTTCATTTCTGCAATCCCAAAAGTTGTCGCATGCGATTACGCTCGGCCTCTATTCCTTCGAGGAATGATGCTTCCTTGGCGCGGGCCAAATCACCAAACGCTATTTCTTTTGTCACTGGATCAAGAATAATCTCGACCACGCGCCATTCATCGCATGTTTCTGGATTGTTCTCAGCAATCCAATCGCGCACGGCGGCGTGCGAATCGAACCCCGGCTCACTACTGTGCATGGCGATAAATCTGCGCATCTGGATCATTTCAGCCATCTCATCAGCGTTTCGACATCCGTTTCAAAGCCCGCAGCATTTCGATGGCCTCCACCACCGAACGCCCTTGCCATAGCAGAGACGTCATAGTCTCCGTTGGAGCGGAGGGAGCACTTGACTTTGTTGTCGGCCCCAATGTAGTAGACCAATCCAAAAGTTCCGCTACTGTTGGCGAGTTCATGGCCTACCTCCGACATGTGAATGGTTGCGTTGACGGCGAGGCCGGGAAACAAGCACCTTCCGTGGTGTAAATCCATCAGCTCCTTTGTGCCTTTGGCGAGTATTACGCACTTCCGTGCCTGCTCGCACATGCCCTTCACGTGGGCGTCTTGAGCGCGGAGGATGGCTTCTCCCTCACTAAAATAAACATGGTCGATACTGTGTACGGCATTACAGTAAACGCGCCATGTTTTGAAACTCCACGGTTTTACTGATGCGAGATATGCGTGCAGTTCCTTGCTGCCCTCGATCTTGAACTGCCAGCGGTCGCGGTCGTCGATGTGCTGGATCAGCATTGGCACTGAAGTGCCGGGGTGGAAGTATTCCCACGCCAGCATTGCGCCGGACTTGTTGTCATTGAGCAAAATACAGTGAAGCCCTTGGTAGCTCTTCTCGGTGTAAGTACAGCCTTTTTCGTACTTGCCGCACCACATCTCGAACGCCGTCTTGTGATGGTCGAGCCACACGACGCGCTTGGCTTGAGTGAAAAGCACGTCCATAGCGTCTTTGGGAAAGCTGAAGTCAAGGATGTAGATTTCACGGTCAGCAAAATCAATCTGCTGTTTGCTCAGGTATTCGCCGTATTGACAAGGCACATACTCAGCCTCGTCGCCCAGCTTGAGCCAAGCGGCGAACGCCGCACCGAAGCCGTCTGTGCAGTCGGCGTGGTAAATCACGAGTGGTTTCATGTCAAAACTCCCAATATGTCCATGCGCGGCCCCGCATCTTGCGGTACTGGCGCGGTGCGGCAAAGCCGCCGCGAGCGTAGAACTGTTTCTTGCTGATCCGTCGTGCGCCGAGCATTACTCTTCTTTCTTTTCTTCGACCTCAAATTCAACGGGCCAAATGTCAATGACCATGCTTGGGTTGACGCACCGTTTCTTGTAGTCTTCGGCTTCGGACTTAATACCAAACACTTTGTAGATCGTGCCATCCTTGTTGTCTTTCACGATGTAAACGTTGCGCTGTTCGTAAGTCATGAACAATCCTCCTGCATTTTTATTTGGTTGTACATTCTCTTTGCAGCTGTAATCAGAGGCGGTGTGTGGTTGATTTTGTTTTCCGCTACGTGATAAATGATCGCCATCAGTTGATCGTATTCATTTTGTGTTTCGAGAGTGATGGTGACTGGTCGAAACTTGGCGTCTTCCCGAGAGATATCCATTTCACTCTCCTTCGTAAGCGTTCAGTGCATTGACGATGAGTTGGCGCTCTTTGGGGGTCGCCTCACCGAGACGCGATATCAGCTCGCTCTGTGCATTCACCAGAAAGCACTCATCTTCGATGCGATACGGTTTGTTCGAGTCGTGCTTGATCATATCCATTGCCATGATCAGGTTGATTGCTTGATCCAGCGTGATGTTTGCGATCTTGGCCGCCCGCTTCAATTTGTCGATCGTCTCGAACGGCAGTCTCAGTTCAACAGTTTCGAAAGTTTTCTTGCTCATCACCAGTCCGTCCTTTCAACTAACACACCCTTCACCCGATCAATGCGATACGGGTATCCGGTCGTGTGATACACATCGTTCCACTCATAAAGGAAGTTGTAAAAATCTCGCACAATCGGATTTTCTTCATCGACGTGCTCCGTCTTTGCACGAAACGTCGCAGTGCCCATCCCCATGCAGAAGCTCCACGCCTTGCATCCAGGAAGCTCAAGAATCCTTCGTGCCTGCTCGACGATCGACTTCATGTGCAACTCGCTGGCCTTGTCGTAGAGACTTTGAATCTCTTCCAGAATATCGAGATGCTCAGGTCTCATTTCAATCCTCCTGTGCTGCAAAGATGCGGTCGATACTGACGACGAGCACGCTCGCATCATCGTAGTACATGACGAGCGGGATTGCGTCTTCGTAATTCATCGGTGAGTTGAAGCCGTCATGCTTGTGGCAGACGCGAACACCCGTGTCGATTTCGTCATCGCGTAGATGGTTCGACAGGTCGCAGCGGTTGATGTATTCACCTTCACCGTAGTGCGTTTTGATTTGCTTGAATACGTCTTGAGCTTTGGTCATAACCGCCTCCCATCAGGTCTGTAGAATTTTTGCAGATCCAGAACCCAGTCGGTTCTGTGCCGTTCAGGAGATTCTCCAGTGTCAGCGGCATGCTTGCCCAGTGCTGGCCTGGCTGGCCGCATTCAGGGCAAGGCGGTCGGATGTCCCATGCAAGTTGCGCCGCCGTAGCACGGTTCTGCATGCGCTGTTTTTTATTCATAAGGCACTTTTTTCAAGGTTGTTTCCCCTTGTAAAGTTCTAATCATCCAATTAATCCACCGCAACCGCAACTTGCGCATGTCATTTGTTGAAAACCGCCGATCAATCGCATTGATGCGATACTTGACGAACAACCATGTCTCCAGCGTGTAGCTAGGGCTGTCAAGCCCCATCAGCGTCTCGATCCATGCCACCAACTCCATACGCACTTCCCGTGGCGTGGCATGGTCACTTTTGATTAGGACGCAGACAAAGGCGTTACGGCGTTGTAACGAGCGACGAACGCGCGCCAGGCACTCTATGTGTTTTGTGAAATCTTTCATTTCAGTTCTTCCGGTATCTCGACCTCATTGCCGAGCTTGCTTGCGACATAGCAGCGCATGGCGGCAATCAGTGGGGTGCCGCCGTAGCACGGTTCTGCATGCGCTGTTTTTTATTCATAAGGCACTTCTTTCAAGGTTGTTTCCCCGTCGCACACTTCGCAGTACACAACATCAAACACGTTCCGCAATTCCCACTGCTGGGTCTCGGGGTTCCATTCGGCCCACGCGTCACGTACTACCTGGTCACTACGGCAATGGGAGCAGACCATGTTGATCTTCATTTCAGCATCCTTTCAGCATCACAGCCCAGGCGTTGCTACCTTCGGTCTTCAGGACTTCGAGCGCCGAGTCGAACCAGTCTTTACGCATGTCACCGACGCACAGAGGTGTGGTGCCGCCGTAGACAAAGTGATTGTTCATTGGAGCATTGACATCAGTTCACTGAAATCGCGTGCGTATGGTTGAAATTGATCCCGAGCGAGTTCGTCCCATGTTGTCGAGCTGATTAGCGGTGTGTCTATAGGTGAGCCGTCTTTAACACCACGGCTCCAACGATTTCCGGTAGCTAATCCAACGAGTGTGTATACACAGGTGTCGATTTGAGTAAGCATGTACAACGAACTGTCTTGGTGTGTGAAAATTGCACCTGCCACCATTTGAAATTCTTTTTCTTCAGGGCGTGAGATGTCGGAAAACACCAATTTTGTTTTCATTTTGTTTGGCCGAAGTAGAGTCGCAAATTGTTCATCATGTAAGAAGCCTCGGTGCTGCATGGTGCAGATGAACGTGCAGCACGGTCGAGAATTTCTCTGAACGTCGTTTCGTCGGTCTTCGATTCGAAGATGATCGCGTTGACTTTGATTTCAGTGTTGATTTGCATTTTTGCTCCTTTAGTGGACACCCGCTGCGCTGGCGAAGCCATCGCAAGCTCCCGAGAAAACGGGTTAGGCCAGCGCAGGGGTGATCATTTCTTCTTCCCACTCACGACGAGCCAGTTCACAACAGCAGGTATCGAGTACGCGGTAGAGCATCTTGTCGCCACCTTGAATCGTGTTCGTGAGGGCGTCTTCGATCTGTTCGGCCATCTGTGTGTCACCCATGATGCGGGAGATCGTTTCGCGCGATTCCTGGATGCCTTTCATTTCTTCGACGCGCTGGTATATGAACCGCGCGCGTGCTTCAGCAATTTCTTGCTCACGCTCTTGCGCGTAAGGGAAGAGTGGTGGTTCGCTGGGCAAGCTCATGTCAGCACCAGTTTCATTTGACGAGCGACTGCGTTCAGTACAGCGATGAGGTTTGGACGCGGCAGCTTTTGTAGTCGTGCGCGCTTGCGAACACACCACATGATGAATGAGCCGCGCTGCTGCACGTTCGCCTGGTAGATGGCCCCCGACAGCGGGCCGCGTGTGTGGATCGCCCGATGGTGGCCCTTAGGCGGAAGTGGGAGCTGGGGCAGGAGCTTCTTCATGCCGGCACCCTTGCATCGAATGCAGCAACGATGTCTTCGACCGATGCACGCAGTTCTGCGAGCTTCGTTTCGATGGACTTCGGACGGGCCTTGAGGCTCTCAAAGCGTGTGATGTCAGCTTCGAGCTTGGTCAACACATCGTAGATGTCGTTGTCGGTCATCGAGTTGATATCGCGGCCGTAGACGTAGGTGATGGTTGTGATGGGCTTGTTGTTCATGGTCTTATCCTTGTGAAGTAGTGAGAAGAACGAAAATGCGTCAGCTGCGTCGCTGCTTGGTTCAGGTGGTGTACCGGTGCCTATGACGAGCTTTGCTTCTGCCGTTGGATTTCGCCAAGGCATGCTCCACGCTTCCAGCTGCGTTTTTGTGAGATCGAACGGGTGGCGGTTGCCACATACGGCGACGGCGTGCAGGCTATAGAGATCTGTAAACTGAAAGTCTTCGCAATCTCTTCGAGCATATGCCGGTTCCGTTTTTAGGAACTCGCCTATTTCTGCGTCCGAAATAGGTTTGTCACGCTGTATGTAAAACAGGTAGAAGAAGACAGAGCGTGTCAGGATTGATGTGCACTTCCTGTCAGCCGCTGAGTAGTTGTTGTCATCGCTCTTCAGTATTTTGTATACCGTCTCACGCAGTTGGCTGTACCAGCTGGGGGTGTTTAACGACCTCTCAGCCATAGTACGAATATTTTTACGGCGTTCTGGTGTGCTGATGAGTGCTGTGAATTTTCTGATGTGTTTAGGGTGCATGAGTCTTCCTTAGATTTATGCTTTCCTTCTGATAGGCACTACTTTGTTTGAAGCAACGACGGTGTGATCCTTGATCCAGTCCTTCGTGGCCACCCAACGTACAGTGATACCGTAAGCCATATCACCGTTAGCAGCACGCATGCGCTTGGTTTCGATGTGCTTGTGTTTAAGCAGCCGAGTGAGCTTGGCCGGTGAGACAGGCATGCCTCCGACTGAATACTCCAGCAGCACCCACAGTTCATCACGGGTGAGTTTTGATTCGAAGACTGTGTTGCCTTCACGGTTTGTCTGTTTGGACTTGAGCAGCCCTTCCATTTCCCGTGAAATGATGTTGCTGTAGGACAGTGCAAGTGTGCTGTTCGTTCCTGTACCGTGCAGCTCAGCTAGCACTTGCATGTCGGGCAGGACTTCGACATAGGGTTCAATGTCACCATCGAGCAGCGCCTCGGTCATCATGTCGACGCTGTTGCGGTTCGCCACGATCACTTCGCGCCGTGCCTTCGTATGAATCACCTTGCGAGCACGTTCACGGTCGGCGTTGTACGCCATCAGGTAGTCGTAGAAGTGACCCAGCTCTGCCGGGATCAAGGTGCGAATGTCTTTTTCAGTAATGACGATCTTGTTCTTCTGATACTCTGCAATGTTGTAGCGCCGGTCATGGTCGTTGATCTGCACCGGCCCTTCCTTGTTTGAAGCGAAGATGAAGTTTGCGAAGTTCAACGCTGAGTAGTGCGCCATGCGCATGTGCCTGATCGGCACATATTCTTCAGTGATCCAGTCACGCAGTTCACCGGAGGTCATAGCCTTGTTCATCGAGGCGTTGATCTCCATCTCGTCGAACAAGACAACCAGGGCGCGTTCGATGTAGCCGTTGAATTGATTTTCCAACGCCCGTTGAGTCATGGAGACTACATACTCATGACCCACCAGCTTGCGAATGATGGTGTTGACCAGCACGCCTTTACCGGTGCCCTCAGTGCCGTGCAGCACCCACGCCGTGCCTGTCTTGACACGATATTGGATGATGCATGCCAGCCAGTTGATGAAGTGATCCGTAACGTCGTTCCACTTACCTTCACTCAGCACGTGAGCAAGGATGCGCTTGATGGTTGGGCACTTGTTGATTGCTTCGATGTTCGGTGTGCGCTTGAGTCTTGACCACGGACTTGGTACATAGGTGTTGAGGTAGTTGCTCGCCACATCACAGATGATCTCGTTCTGCGGGTTGAATTCCAGATCCCATTGCGGGACGAACTCTTGAGCGAACTTGTTGTGGCTCAGGAGCCAGTCGTTCAACTGCTTGTCCGAGCTGGCCGGGTACATCTGCAATTCTTGCTCAGCTGCGTTCCACGCCACCTTGTGATATGCACCAGAGCGCTTGTCACAGATGGCGAGGATCTGATTGCCTTCCTCCGTGGGCGTCAACTGTTCACGCTTGCGCGCCAGCTGACATTGCTTGTAGTACCCCGGCAGGATTTCTTTGGTCTTGTAGCTCGGCTCCTGCTTGAACGAGTGGATGTATTCGAAGTTGCCGACCGGATGGTAATAGGCCCATGAGTCACCGTCATTGAAGTTGAAGCGGACAAAGCCGTTGTCTTCACGCGGCCCACCAGTGATGACGAACTCACCGTCGAGCTTCTGCACTTCGAAGCCGTCGATGATCCGTGTCTTGGTGTTGATCGGATCAAGCCCTTCCTGCTTGCGCAGCTCATTGCGTACAACCAGTGCTTCCTTCTTCCAGAGTTCAAGGTTGCTCTTCGTTACCCGTTCTACGGGCATCGCACCCAGGGGCTTCGCAACGTAGCTGATCGGCTCTTGCACATACTTGATGTTGTCTTTGACCACAGGTGGCGCAATGAACAGCAGCTTGTCGTTCTGACACGCCGTGGCGTCGATTGGATAGTGCAGTGCTGACTTGTGTTCAGTCAGGGTGATAGCACGACGGATCTCACCGTTCATGAACTTGCCGTCAAGGTTCTGCTGCATCAGCCACGCCTTGAGGTAGGGCGCACGCACTTTGCCATCGAGCAGCATGAACACGTGACAGCTGATGGTGTTCTTTGGACGACCTGGCAGTCCGTGGCTCGCACTGTATTGCACGATGTAGCTCACATCCTTGAGCAGCGGGTGATTGTCCATCAGGTCGCTCACCTTGCTGAAGGGTGCCTTGTCCAGGTCGAGACACATCCAGTCGGTCAGGTCTTCGGTCGTGGTGCTACCAGCACGCGATTCATCCTTCAACGGAGCTTTGATGATGCCTTTCAACAAGCAGTGTCCTAGCTTGCTGTGTGCGACGATCGCCGTATGCAGTTCTTTGAGCGTCGCACATTGTTCTTCGTACGACGTGAAGTTGAGGACGTTCGGATAAGGACGTACGTCGATCTTGCCCTTGTGCATGTAGATCGTCTTGACGAGGTGACTTTTGCCACCCAAAAACGTGATTTTTGTCATGGTGCGTTGTTCCAGTTTGTTCCGGAATTTCGAGACTACGGGACGAGCATCTTAGATCGCATTCAAGCGTGAACGCAAGCGAATCTTATTTGTATACGTTAAAAGTGGTACAAACGGGGTTCTTTGGAACAAAAGTGGAACAAAAGTGGAACATCGGTATACGTGGCTTAAATAGGGCTTCTACAGGCTTTTTCTATCTATTTGTTCCATTTGTTCCAGAAAATAAGATATATAGGAGAATAGAAAGAATGCAAAAGCACCTAAGCACATGCATACTGTGGGCTAAGTTTTAGAAACTGGAACAAGTGGTTAAACTGGAACAACCCAGGCCAGATCAGGGTTTCGCTGTTCCACTTTTGACGTTTTTGAGGGCTTCGACCGAGGTCATGCGTATGTCGTACACTGAACCCAGTAAAATCAACGACTTACAAAACATAGAGAAAACCATACGTAGAGGTTTTCGAAATACATGCGCATAGGACAACCGCATAGTAAACAAACGTTATTGCGAACGTTTCTCATCTAAAATCGACCGTTGTACACCGTCCCATAGTCGTTGGAGGACGAACTTCGCCCCGGCGTGAGCCGGGGCGACGTGGTTAGCTTGGAAGGTACATTTCCTTCAACACACCGTGCAAGGTGGCGCACGGCGTGGCTACGACACCCTTGTACTTCACAGGTGCCTTGGTGAATACCATCTTGACGCGGTGTGTCATGCTGTCACTCCTTTCTTACGTTGCGCGGGTTTGGTCTTGCCGAGCTTGGCGGCGACCAGCTTGTCGATCTGTTTCTTGTTCAGGTCAGCGACGACCTCCGCTTCGGAGTTCTGCGTACAGAGGGCTTCGAGCGGTGACTCGGGGCTGCTACCCTCGGCCTTCGTAGCTTCGAGTTCGCCCTGGACTTCCATCAGGGCGATGTCATGCTTGAGCAGTACCAGCTCGGCGTAGTCGACGTTGCTCCACTCCAGCATGAAGCCACGCTGGCGTGTGAGAGCGTTGAGGGCGATCTCGGCGCGCACGTCGGGATCTTCATCAGGCTCCATTGCACCGTAGAAGAACGCCTCGGCCATCGTGCTGGCCTCCATCTCCGCATGGAAGCGCCGGTTGGCAGCTTCAGCACGCTTGGTCAGGACGAACTGCACGTCGAGACCGGCAGCGTCAGCGATCTGTTCCGCCTCATCCTTCGTCGGCGGCATGGACATGGTCGGGGTGAAGTCGACATCAACCTTGCCGAACGCTTCAGCGATGGCGTGGATGCCCGCAGCACGGTTGGCCGCAGCCTGGGCCTTGACGTCAGCGTCCGTAAAGCGTGTGGACTCACGGATGTTGCGGGCACGCTCCGGGTACTTGTCTTGCAACAGCGTGATCGTACGGGACAAGCCTTCGAGCTGCGCCGTGGCGGCGAGCAAAGCACTGCGTGCGCCGAAGAACGCGGAACGGGCGACGGCCTTGCGGCCTTGCTCGGAGTGAATGGATTCCATCATGGTCTTGAATTTCATTTGATTCTCCTAGAATGTGTGAGCAGGATTGCCCACACCAACGAATTGAAAAGGCCCGCTTTACGCGGGCCTGGGGTTAGGACGGATGAACATGCCTGCCGCTTGGGTAGCAGCGGACACGGCCTTCGAGTCGGAAACGACGACCGAGGCCGTCGATCAACGGATACTCGTGCGGCGGCACGGAGTTCGTGTGCACCTGGAGCTTGAACTCCAGATCTGCGATCTGTCTGCGCAGTGCGAGGTTCTGTGCACCGAGTGCTTGATTGTCGGCCAGCAGTTCGGCCTTGGTTTTACGTTCGTTCATTGCTTCTTCCTCCTGAGTGTCGGAAAGATTGAGCCTGCCAGCAAGGCACATACCATTGCGGCGAAGCCACCAGCGAGCGTGCCGCCGTGGAGCTTGAAGACCAGCACGAAGGCTGCAACCTCAACCACGAAGGCGAAATACTGTCCATGCGTGGCTTTGTGCCACATAGACCAGAGACCGAGGAACATCACGAAGCCGTAGAACAGCGGCGTGAAGTCCATGTGAGCTAGGCCGATTCCCATACGATGTCCTTTCAGTTATGAACAAGGGGCCGAAGCCCCTCGTTACTTACTTGGTGGTGAGACGGAGCTGCTCGTGACGCTTGTAGGACTCAGCAACCCGAGCGAGGAAGCTCTTGGTGCTGGTGGTGGCACGCTTGGCGTACACGCGAGCGGCGGGGATGGTGGCACCGATGGAATCAGCGATCTTGTTTGCAGTGGAAGTTGACTTGGTCATGATGATCTCCTGAAAGATGATTGAATAAGGTAACTACGAACTGCGTACTGAAAACGTCGAGCTTTGCTCGACGTACTAGGAGTCCCAGTACGAAAGACGAAGTGAATCCGAACCGGGGTCGGGTCTTTCAAAGCACTGGGAGGGGATACAGCGCGACTATTTCCGCATATTTTTATAAATTTTCAATTTCGAAGACCAAAGTACACATCTTCGACGTTCGAAGTCCGAAGTTCCGAAGTACCCCGTACCCCTGTTCACGGGGCGAAGTCCCATATATAATCTAAAAAATTCTCATGGAGTCTAAGTATACTTATGGCTGTCACCAAGAAGAGTCGTCCACGCTCGAAGCTCACCGAAAAACAGGAAAAGTTCGTCGAAGCGAAGCTCGAAGGGGCAAATGATACGCAGGCAGCTGCCGCTGCCGGCTCCGTCAACGCGTCGGGCTTCGTCCATTCATCGACGATCCGTGAACAGCTCGCTGCGGCACGGCGCTGGTTGACCGATACCACGCAGATCAAGCGCCTCGACGTGATTGAGGGGGTGATGGACGGTATCGAAATGGCCCGCACGCAGGGTGATGCGGCTCAGGTGATCAAGGGTTGGACGGAAGTGGGCAAAATCCTCGGTCACTACGCCCCGGAAGTGAAGAAGATCGAGCTGAGTATGGCGCAAGGGCGTCTGCGGGCGAAGTTCGAAGCCCTGAGTGACGAGGAACTGCTCGCCATCGAGGAAGGCCGTGTCATTGAGGGCGAGGCGACGCGTGTCCAGTAAACGCTGCACGGTCTGCAAAGAGGAAAAATCGACGCTCGACTTCCCGATGTCCAGCGCCACGGTGTGCACAGAGTGTGAAAATGCACCCGTAGAGGCTCCTGAAGAGGAAATTGGCCCAATCCCGTCTGCTGGCAGCATGTCGGGCGATAATTTCGTCCCGGTGTGTGCAGAAATTGACTACAAAGCCCCGACCGCGAAGGAAATGGCGAACCGGGTGCGTTGTCGACGCGGTCTGCTGGCCTTCATTCAGCGCTTTCGGCCGAAGTACGAGGCGGGCTGGGTGCACAAAGACATTTGCCGGCGTCTGGAGCGGTTTGTGGCCCGCGTGGAGGCCAGGGAAGAGCCTCGGTTGCTGCTCTGCATGCCGGTACGGATGGGCAAGAGCGAGATCGCCAGCCGGAACTTCCCGCCGTGGGTGTTGGGGCAGCACCCGGAGTGGGAAATCATCGCCGCGTCAGGTGCACAGTCCCTCGCCACATCGTTTTCGCGCTATCAGCGCGACCTGATACGGGATGACAGCTACCGCGCTCTGTTCCCGCAGACTCAGCTCGATCCATCGAGTCAGTCGGTCGAAAACTGGAACACAACGGCTGGTGGAGGCTACCTCGCGGCGGGTGTCGGCACGATGATCACCGGGCGGGGTGCACATATCCTGCTCATCGACGACCCGGTGAAGGATGCCGAGGCGGCGGACTCGCAGGTGATCCGTGACAACGTGTGGGAGTGGTACATCTCGACGGCTCTGTCACGGCTTGCGCCCGGTGGTGGTGTGCTGGTGATCATGACGTGGTGGAACGAAGACGACCTCGCCGGCCGGTTGCAGATGCTGAACACGATGGACGACGGGGATAAGTTCGAAGTGGTTAAATACCCCGCCATCAACGACGAGGGTGACGAGTACATTCTTGCGGACGACTCGATCACGCAGTTGCCGCCCGGTTCGGACATCCCTGAAGACGCGCGGATGACACGGGTGATGAACTCGGCGTTGCACCCTGAGCGGTACACGTACGAGTCGTTGATGAAACGGCGGGCGACGTACTACGCGCTCGGTCAGCAGCGCTGGTGGGCGGCGCTCTACCAGCAGAACCCGACGCCCGCAGAGGGTGCGTACTTCACGAAGGGGTTGTTCCGCTTCTACACCACCGAGCCGCACAAGAGTGAGCGCGCGGTCTACCAGACTTGGGACTTCGCCATCACGGAGAAAGCTGCGGCGGACTACACGGTCGGAGCGACGGGCTATCTGGATACGAACGACAACCTGCACGTGGTGGACATTGTGCGCTTCCGGTCGGACGACGCGTTCATTATTGCGGATGCAATTCTCGACAACTGGGAAGCTCACGGTTCGAGCGCCCTGCTCGGCTTTGAGGACGGGCAGATCTGGAAGTCGGTCGAAGCGGTATTCCTGCGGCGCTGTCAGGAGCGGAAGCTCTACCCGTCGTACGAGGTGTTGAAGCCGTTCACGGACAAGTTCGTCCGCGCCCAGCCGCTCAAGGGCCGCATGCAGAGCGGCAAGGTCTGGTTCAACGAGCGGGCGGGCTGGTGGGACGCGCTGCGGGCTGAGATGCTGCGCTTCGGCTCTGGCGGGAAGCACGACGACCAGGTGGACGCGCTGGCGTGGCTGGTACGCCTCGTCCTGATGAAGTCCGCGCCGAAGAAGTCCGAAGAGAAGCCGTTCAAGAGCTGGAAGGACAAGCTGCCGGGGATGATACACGATGGTGGCGTGAGCCACATGGCGGCATGAAGTTCGTCTACGACGCCGAGGACGGCTGGGATGAGGACGAGCTGGGGCTGGCGCTGGCGCTCGGCAAGCACGCGATAGATCGGCTGCACAGGGGGAAGAAGTACCCGGCGAAGACCTCGGTGCCGTTCAGTCGGATGGGCACGCTCTACGTGACGGTGTTGACGGCGCACGACAAGGGTCGCGTGATCCTGATGCCTGTCGCCCCGCTGCTCGCAGCACGCGCCGGTCAGATGACGCTGTCAGGTGTCTTCATGGAGCCAGGGTTCAAGACTCCGCGTGCCACGTCACAGCGCGCACTGAGGAAGACTCTCGCCCGCGTGGTGAAGAACGCGGCGAAAGGAAATTGTTCAGCTTATTTGAACATAGCTGTATACAAGTCGTTAGGACTCATGAGCGGCAACACGATGGATTTTGATTTGGGCGTGCGATGTGTGGCGCTCGTGCAAGGCGAAAAACTTGAATTCATAGCTATCGCAACGAACGATACAGGCACTGTCCAAAGGTCAGTTGAGATTCCTGGTGCAAAGTTGGGTGGTGAACTCACCGGCTATTTGACTGTCGAGCAGGAATTCAGTTTTGAAGTTCAAGGGGTTGAGGGTGGACTGACAACCGTCACAGACGAGATGGGGTTTGTGTGGAAAATTGAACTGAAAGACTCTGTGACACCGCAGCTTGTTTCATTTACACCGAACAACAGCTTTATATACCCTCAAGCGCGGGCAACGGTAAGAGGATTTGTAAACGACTTTGGATTGTTTGAAGGCAAAGTCAACTTGCTTTATGAAGCGTCGCGGCTGTACGCAAAAACAGCAGCAACGAAGACTCTGTCTGTAGACGCCGATATGTTGTTGGGGAATTTCCATGTGCAGGGTTCTCAATACAGGTTTGTGGCTACCGTTCCGGTAACAAACCAAACAACAAGCTCTGGATCAGGGTTAAACTCATCGACGACGACGACGGCGACCTATAGTGAAAAAACAGGTTGGTTCGTAGTAAACATTCGTGATATGACAGGCGCGGCTACCTGGATGGGAACTGAGTTGTATTATTCAGAACGCCTGTACTCCACTGGTTTTGGTAGCACCGTGAGTTCTGCTCAACAAACCACATATAGCGAAGAGATTCGCAGTGCAGGCGTTCTCAATTATAAATATCGCAAAGAAGAGGTTGTCGCTCATAGCAGAATCATGGACGCCACAGGAAGCGAGTACGTATACACGCTGAACGGTGTTCAGGTGCCTTATTCACAATGGTCTGCCTCACCCGCACCGCCTGCTGAAATCAAGCCGATTGTGTGGAGTACCGGGCCGTTTACAGTTGAAAACGACATGTTGGCGAACTCATCTGTCGCCACTATTAACGGTGTGGCTTACGCTGGTAGTGTGTGGGTAAAACAAAACCCCGTCTATTTGTACCTTGGAGTTAAAGGAACATGGACGCAAAACATTACTTTCAACAATCACCCGCAGGACTATCTTATTTCGTTTGAAAAAAACGAAGAGCATTTTTTAATGACGCACTCTGATGACGAGAAAGAAATTTTCGCCTTTGAAAGAGAATCCTCAAACACCGCAAGTTTCTTCTCCCTTCAGCTGGCCTCTGACCTCGGCAAGTACTTCGCCGCTCGGTTCATCGAACCGGGTTTCACCTCACTCAGCTTGATGTTGATTGACGGCACGGAGTTAACGCCGACGCGGGTGAACTATCACATGCAGTCCGCGCTCACGTTGGCGAACGACGTAAAGGATGAGCTAGTGTGGACACCTGATCAGACTGCGTACGACTCTGTAAAATACCCTGCCAACACGTATACAGCTCGCGCTCAAGACGCCCGCCTGTTCATCGGCCTGTTCGACAGCCTGCTGAACAACCTCACCGGTGCGGCCGACGACGCCGCCGTACGGGTGTTGACGAAAGAGGCGATTCACACGCACTTCCTCACGGTGTACGGCAACACACTGGGTGTCGAGGACGCTACAGGGCTGGTCGGTTTCGGCCGGGGTAGCTTTTTGGTCTTCGAATAGTCTGATATACTCTAACGAACTCTGCACGAGGTCTCCCGCATGCCAGTCAACGACTCCCTAGCATCAGAACAGTGGTATCGCTTCCGGTATTGTCTGGAGCGCGGCCACTACGACTTCCTTACGAAGGCTGACAAATGTGACAAGTTCGTCAAGGGAGATCAGTGGGAAAGCGCTGATCTCTTCGCGCTTCAGCTCCAGCGCAGGCCGGCCCTGACGATCAACAAGATCCAGTCCACGCTTAGCACCCTCGAAGGTGATCAGATCCAGAACCGGAACGAGGTCTTGTTCCGTCCAGCGGCCGGGGCGAAGGCACCCACTGCCGAGGCGTTGACGAAGGTCTGGATGCAGATCGCGCAGAACAACCAGCTGCCGTGGGTACGCTCGGAGGTGTTCTCTGACGGCCTCGTACGTAGTCGGGGATTCTTCGACGTGCGTCTGGACTTCAACGACGCCATGCAGGGCGAGGTTCGGATCTCCCAGTTGAACAGTAAGAACTGCGTCATTGACCCTGACGCCGAGGAATACGACCCTGACCTGTGGAACGACGTGTTCGTCACGAAGTGGTTGACCTTCCAAGACATTGCCATGCTGTACGGCGACGAAGACGCGGAGTACCTGCGTGATCGTGACTCAGCCATGTTCCCGTATGCCTACGACTCGATTGAGCGCGTGCGTGACCGGTTCTCCGGTTCAGCTTTGCAGGGTAGTTACTACGGCATCAGTGACGAGGCCGGTGTACGGCGCAACATCCGCACCATCGAGCGCCAGTACCGCAAGCTGACCATGCAGAAGCACTTTGTCGACGTGGTGCACGGCGACATGCGCCCGGTGCCTGACGCTTGGGATCGGAACAAGATCGCCTCGGTGCTGGAACGCGCCGGGAACACGATCAACGTGATCAACAAGCAGGTGAAGCGTATCCGGTGGACTGTTACTGGCGACAACGTGGTGCTGCACGACGACTGGTCGCCGTACAAGCACCTGACCGTCGTGCCGTACTTCCCCCGCTTCCGCTATGGCACCACCACGGGCCTCGTTGAACACCTGCTTGGCCCGCAGGAGCTGCTGAACAAGACCACCAGTCAGGAGCTGCACGTCGTCAACACGACAGCGAACAGCGGCTGGAAGGTGAAGACCGGCTCGCTGCGCAACATGAGCATCGAGGAACTGGAGGCGAACGGCGCACGCACCGGCCTCGTCATGGAGCTGGACGACATCAGCGCGGCTGAGAAGATCCAGCCGAACCAGACCCCCACCGGACTCGACCGCCTGTCGTACAAGGCCGAAGAGTCCATGAAGACGATCAGTAACGTCACGGACAGCATGCAGGGTAACGACCGCGAGGACGTGGCGGCGAAGGCCATCGCCTACAAGCAGCAGCGCGGTTCGGTCAGCCACACGAAGTCGATTGATAACCTCGAACGCACGGACTTCATTCTTGCGCGGAACGTGTTGGACATCGTGCAGGGTTACTACACCGAGGAACGGATTATTCACATCACGCACGACGACGTGACGCGTGAAACTGAAGAGGTGGCGATCAACCAGCCCGATCCGACGACCGGCGAGATCATCAACGACCTGACGCTGGGTGAGTACAACATCGTGATCGTCAGCACGCCGTACCGCGCTTCGATGGAAGACAGCCAGTTCGAGCAGGCACTGGGTATGCGCAAGGAAGGTATTGCGATCCCCGACGAGGTGCTGATTGAGAACAGTCGCTTGATGCGTCGTTCCGAGATCATCAAGAAAATGCAGGCCGTTGCGAACAGCCCCGAGGCGCAGAAGAGAGCTGATCTGGAGATGCGGAACCTCGAAGCCACCGTGGCGAAGGTCGAAGCCGAGGTGGGCGACAAGACTGCGGACGCCGGTCTCAAGGGTGCACGTACACAAAAAGAGACCGTCGAAGCGCAAGCCATCGCGCAGGAAGACGGTCAGGGTGAACTGGTCAAGTTGCAGGCCGAGCTGGAAGCAGACCGCGAGCGGAATGCGATGGAACTCCAGAAGATGCGCGAAGAGATGGCGATGAAGTGGGAAGCCTTCCAACAGGAGATGCAGATGAAGCGCGAGTCCCACGCGCAGGATGCAGCGATCAAGCAGGAGCAGGCCGATGTCGCCGCCGAGCAGCAGCGCACCGCCCACTATGCAGAACGCGAGAAGGGGTTGGCCGACTCTTCTAGTGATTGACAGGTAGCAAGCGCGGAGCCTCGGCGCGACATCCGGGGTACAACTAGGAGATGTACAGTGTCAACAGAAGACCGTGGTGATAATTTCACACCCACCAATGACGACGTAGTTGCCGTCCCGGCCGAACCGAAGATCGAGACGCCGGTTGAAATCCCAGCAGAACCGAAGGCCGAAGAACCGGCCGAGACCCCTGCCGAGCCGAAGGTCGAGACCCCGGCCGAGCCGAAGACGGAAGAGGACACGAAGCCGCGCTTCATTCCTCTGAACCGTCATGAGAAGGTGTTGGAGAAGGAACGCGAAGCCCGTGTTGCGGCAGAACGCAAGGTTGCAGACTTGCAGGCTCAGCTCAAGCAGGTTGACGCCAGCGCTGACGTGAAGAAGCTCGAAGGCGAGATCAACGAGCTGGAGAAGCAGCACGGCAAGCTCCTGATCGACGGTGATCACGAGAAAGCCGCCGAACTGATGGCTCAGATCCGCATGAAAGAGCGCGTGATCCAGACTCAGGAAGCGGCGAACATGACGGAGAAAGCCCGCGCCCAGGCCCGCGAAGACATCCGCATGGACATGGCTATCGACTCTCTGAAGACGACGTACCCTGCCCTCAACGAGGACAACGAGGAAACGTACGACCAGGAGAAGGTTGACGACGTGCTCGACTGGCAGGAGGTCTACATGAAGCGCGGCATGGATGCGTCCGCCGCACTGGTCAAGGCTGCGGCGAAGGTGATGTCGATAGCCGAGAAGCCGACCGATCAGCCTGCACCCGAGCCGGAAGGTCTCGCTGCCGGGAAGAAGAAGGTGGACGACCGGAAGACCGAGGCCGTGGCGCGCAACGTGGCAGCAGCGAAGGCCCAGCCGCCCAGCACGAAGGAAGTCGGGATCGACAGCGACAAGGCCGGGATTATCAACAAGGTTGACGTGTCGCGTCTGAGTCAGGAAGAGTTTGCCGCGTTGCCCGAAGCAACGAAGGCGTCGTTGCGGGGAGATACGCTGTGAAGACATCCATCGACAAGCCCTACATCCAGAGCCGCATCAAGGATGTCAGCTACACAGTGCTGCCCGGCACCACCTGCACGATCTGCAACATCACGATGGTCAACGGCTTCGGCGTGCGCGGTGAGTCCGCGTGCGTCGACCCGAAGAACTTCGACGCTGCGATTGGTAGGGACATCGCCTACGAGAATGCGTTCCAGAAGCTGTGGCAGCTCGAAGGCTACCTGCTGGCTGAGCGCGTCAGTAATCGCACGGAGAAGGAACCGACAGCCGAGGAAGTGTTTACAAAGGTGTTCTACACGGACTACACCTTGAGAGACTTCATCGAAGAACTCAAGGTGTTGGACGCCCAGTTGTGTCGGAGGCCGTCATGAGCGGCACCGGGAACATCGAGCTTGACGCCCCGGTGAACATGGACAAGATCACGGAGATTGCCCGTATCTGCCACGAAGTGAACCGGGCGTATTGCGCGTCCCTCGGTGACGACTCCCAGCCCAGCTGGGAGAACGCCGAAGGTTGGCAGCGTGAAAGCGCCATCGCAGGGGTGTTGGCCCACATCGACACCGAGATCTCGCCCAAGGAAAGTCATTCACTCTGGTGCACCCACAAGGTGAACGACGGCTGGAGCTGGGGTCTGGTGAAGGACGCGGCTGCGAAGAAGCACCCTTGTCTCGTGCCATATGACTTGCTTCCCGTCACCCAGCGCACGAAGGACTACTTGTTCGCCGGGGTAGTCCGGTGCTTCAAGTGAGCTTGCAATCTAACGTAGTCTGATGTAATCTGCACACGTGGACGGCCAGTCCGTCCACGTTCGTCAGCCCGAACGACACTCGGCAACTGTAGTACAGAACACTACGTTCGTAGCCACGACACGGCTACCGGCTCGACTCCGTGATGGTCGGACAAACGCGCAAGTCACAGCGACAACGTGGCCTGACTCTGACGCAGTTCGTTAGAACTTGTTCGACTTTTGTTCACTTTTAGGAGATTGAGTCATGACAATGACCAACTTTGGCCTGCTTACCAACGAGCAGAAAACCGTATGGAGCATGGATATGTGGCGTCAGGCACGCAACATGTCCTTCATCAACCAGTTCCTCGGCAAGGATTCCAACTCGCTTGTTCAGCACATCACTGAGCTGAAGAAGACCGAGAAGGGTGCCCGTGCCGTTATCACCCTGCTGAACGACATGGAAGGCGACGGCGTTGCCGGCGACCGCACCTTGGAAGGTAACGAAGAAGCCCTCAAGTCCAGCGACCAGGTGATCCGCATCGACCAGCTGCGTAACGCGAACCGTCACGAAGGTCGCATGGCTGACCAGAAGTCGATCGTCAACTTCCGCGAGAACAGCCGCGACAAGCTGGCCTACTGGCTGTCCGATCGTATCGACCAGCTGGCGTTCCTGACGATGGCCGGTCTCGCCTACACCGTGAAGAACTCCGGTGGTACGCGCGTCGGTTCCGACCTGCCGTATCTGGAGTTTGCCGCTGACGTTACCCCGCCCTCAGCCAAGCGCGTGTTCCGCTGGGACGGCACTGCCAAGGCGCTCGTTCTCGGTGGCGCGTCTACCGCAGTCGTTGCCGCTGACCTGCCGATGTGGGAGCTGTTCGTCCAGCTCAAGGCTTATGCCAAGGACAACTACATCCGTGGTATCCGTGAGAAGGGTGGCGAAGAGACCTACCACTGCTTCCTGTCGCCGCAGGCGATGGCCCGCCTCAAGCTCGACGCCACCTACATGCTGAACCTGCGTCATGCGCAGCCGCGTGGTGATGGCAACGTCCTGTTTACCGGTTCCTCGGTGAAGATTGACGGCATCTACTTCCACGAGTTCCGCCATGTCCCGAACACCCGCCTTGCCACTTCCGGCAACAAGTACGGTGCAGGTGGACTGGTCGATGGTTGCCAGCTGCTCTTCTGCGGCGCGCAGGCGATGGGTATGGCCGACATCGGCGCTCCGGAGTGGGTCGAGAAGGGCTTCGACTTCGAGAACCAGCAGGCTGTGTCCACCGGCAAGATCATGGGCTTCAAGAAGCCCCAGTTCTACACCCAGTACTCGGGCGGCACCGTCGAGGACTTCGGTGTGGTTTCCGTTTACGTTGCCCAGTAAGGAGAAGCAACCATGACAACCCTTAACGCTGCACGCGTCGCTCAGTACCCCCTGGTTGCTGAGTTCACGTTCGACATCGCCGCTGCTGATGCGATGAAGAACATCTCTGGCGTCCTGACCGAGTTCAAGGCCGCTGCCGGCGTCTTCGACGCCATCAACCTGCCGGGCAACGCCACCGTTATCGGCGGTGAACTGGTCGTCGAGGTCGTGTCGAACGACACCGGCACTGCGACTCTCGCCGTTGGTGACTCGGCTCTGGCTACCCGCTACCTCGCCGCGACCAACCTCAAGGCGCTGGCTCGCACGGCGCTGGTGCCGACCGGCTTCCGTGGTGCGGGCGAGAACATCCGCCTGACTTTGGCGAACGCCAACGGTAACGCCACCACCGGCAAGGCCACGGTTCGTGTGATGTACACGATCCAGGGTCGCGGCAACGAAGTTCAGCCTGGTTAAAGGCTGACTGGAGCGGCCCTACGGGGCCGCTTCTTCCATATCCATAGGAGATTGAAATGCCCTATTTTGTGTTGAACCGCAACTACACGCTGGCGACGCTGCACGGTCATCGCATTGGTTTCGAAAAAGGTAAACCCGCGTATGTGCCGCCGACCTGTGTCAAGGATGTCGTCGCTATCGGCGCAGAACCTGTTGACGGTGACGTGGACGTGCTTGGCCCCGAGCCGGTTGCTGTTGTTGAGCTGACCGCCGACGAGCGCGAAACGATGATGTTCGCTGCGTTCGAGCAGATGGAAGCAAGTAACACGCGCGGCGATTTCAACGCGCAGGGTCTCCCCAACGTCAAGCCGTTGGCGAAGATCACTGGTTTCGAAGTTGAAGCAAACGAGCGGAACGAAGTGTGGCAGAAGTATCGCGAATCGAAAGCTGAGTGATGAAGTCCGAAGAGCTGTACGACGCCTTTCGGGCGGATGTCGTTGATGAAGAGAAAGACTACCTCTGGTCTGACGACGAGGTGTGGCGCTACATGAACGACGCCTATCGGATGTTCGTACGGCTCATCGGCGGGATCTCCGATGTCTCATCGGATCTGACGCTGGTGGATGTGGTGGAGGGAGAGGCAACGGCAGAAGTCAGTTCGCTGATCCTGAAATTCAGATCCGCCGAGCTGGTTTCTACAAGTCGTGATGTGAAAATCATCAATCACACCGACCTCCCACTGAATGACACCGATGACTACGGCACCACACGCCTCTACCTGCGCGATCGCACGGCAGGCCCGGTGGTGGCAATGGTGATCGGTGAAGAGCGCAATCTGGTGCGCTGGGTGCGTGTACCCCAGGTCGCGGATCAGGTGCAGCTCACTGTATACCGCCTGCCGTTAATTCAGCTTAACGGGGAAGGCAAGACACCGAGCGAAATTGGTGAAGAACACCACGAGTCGCTGCTGCTGTGGATGAAGTATCGGGCTTACAGCAAGCAGGACGCCGAGACCTTTGATCGCGGGCGGCGTGACAGTAACAAGAAAGAGTTCGAAGACTACTGCGAGTTCGCGAAGAACGAGATGGAGCGGTACAAGAGCAAGGTTCGTACTGTTGCGTACGGAGGACTTTAACCATGACTGAAGGATGCCCCGTGTCCGCTGAATGTTCACAGGAACCCAGGCTCGTAGCCCTTGAGCAGCAAGATAACGCCTTGCATAAAGCTCTCGACAAGTTCGACACCAAGTTGGACGCGATCCTCACGCAGGTATCGAAGATCGCCGTGCTTGAAGCGAATCACAGCCACCACTCTGACGGCCTCGGACGCGCGTTCAAGGCGATTGCGGATCTGAACAACAAGCACGATGCCGACGACGTTGCGATCAACGGTCGTTTGTCGGATCTTGAAAAGTTCATGAACAAGACTACCGGGATGGCGCAGTTGGCCTACATCCTGTGGGGAGCAATGGGCGGTGGACTTATTCTCTTAACGGTGAAGGTGTTGTTCTTCATGGGTTCCAACGGAGTTGTGTGATGGAACTCAAGCTGGTGCGTTACGCATTTTCCTCGGTCTGTTCTATTGGCGATCTTCTCGTCAACGGAGAGTACTTCTGCAAGACGCTTGAGGACACAGATCGTAAACTTGAATGTGACGGGGTGAAGCTCTATGGCAAAACAGCGATTCCACGCGGCACCTACAGCGTCATCCTCGATTGGTCTCCCCGCTTCCAGCGTGAGCTTCCGCATGTTCTCGATGTACCCGGATTTGCGGGCATCAGGATTCATCCAGGCAACAAAGCTGAAGACACTGAAGGTTGCATCCTCGTCGGCTCGAACGTCGTGAGCGACAACTTCATTGCCAACAGTCGGCAGACCTTCGCTCAGTTGTTTACCCGTTTGGAAGAAGCATACGAGCGTAACGAAGAGATTAGCTTGGAGATCAGCTGATGAAGTGGATGCACGAAGCTGTTTCGAACTCCCAAGGCCGTGTGTCAAGCGCTCGCGTAATTGCACTCGCAGCCGGCCTGACGCTGACGTTGTGCACGCTGGTGTTGACACCGCTGGCCTACTTCAAGGTTGAGCTGGTCACACCGCTGACCGCGTTCGGCACGGTGCTGGGTGCGCTCGCTGGTGCAGGCTACACGACGAACAAGATCATGGCAGGAAAGACGGAGACGAAGAATGATGTCTAAACCACACTGCTCAAGATGCGACGACACCGGCTGCGACGCGGTGGCCGAGTCCGCATTCGAAGAATGGCACGAGAAAGAGATCGGCGCACCGCCCGCCAACGGGATCATGCGCTCAGCCTGGGAGCACATCTACATGGTGGCGTGCAAGGCGTGGCGAGCAGCACTCAATCACACAAAGGCATGACATGTTTACAAAATTCCTCGGTTTCTTCGGCATCCCCTCTCCTGCCGTACTCATTGGCTTACTTGTGGCTGTTGCAGCTGTTGGCGCATGGAGCTACAACGTCGGTGATACGCAGGGATTCAACCGCGCCGAAGCAGCCCGTGCCAAGGCTCAGGACGGCGCTGTTGCGGCACTCAGTACAGAGCTTAAAGCTGCGCAGGAACGCGCCGTTTCCGAGGCCGCAGCGCGAGGCGCTGCAACAGCTGCTGCGGACAAGGCAAAAGCAAATCTCAACGTCGCATTGAAAGGTCTCCGTGATGTCCAAAGTAAACCTGCTCCTACTTGTATCCCTGCTGATTGGAGGGTGCGCGTCAACGCCGCAGTCGATGCCGCAAACCTTCCACTTGGAACCGGTGGTTCCGGAAGCCTGTCAATCAACCTGCCAGCCCCTCCCGGCTCTGGAGTCGGACTTAAATCAGTGGGTGGTGGATCTGCTCTCGGTGGCGGGGGAGTGCATTCGCCTGCACGAGACGTGTCGGACGCTACTCGGTAAGTAATCATGACCTCGACAAAAGACTTCGTTATTCAGCAGGGCAAGACGTTCCCGCAGGTGTTGCGCTGGGAATGCTTGCCGATCATCTACAAGCCGATCACAGCGATCAGCAAGACAGCGCCGGTACGTATTACCGCTGTGGGTCACGGTATTCCGGCCGGATGGCGTGCGGTCGTCGTATCGGCCAAAGGCATGACACAGATCAACGCCGAGAACACACCGCCGAAGGATGGTGATTATCACCAGGCTACGGTAATCGACGTTGATAACGTCGAGTTCAACGATGTCAACGCTGCTGACTTCAAGACCTACTTGAGCGGCGGATATTTGCAATACAACACTCCGGTGGATCTCGCGGGTTTCACAGCGCGCATGTCCATCAAAGACAAGATCGGCGGAACTGAGCTGGTGCGCTTGGATACAACGAACGGTGGTATCGCCATCGACAACGTGCTCAAGACGATCACCATCACGATGAGTGCGACAGCGACAGCTGCGCTCACGTGGAAGAAAGCTGTGTACGACCTGGAGTTGGTCAGTGCATCGGGTGTGGTTACAGAGCTGCTTAAAGGCACTGTCACCGTAGCCAAAGAAGTAACCACGACGTAAACAAAGGAGCAGATCATGGCACTAGACTCAACCAAATGGGAATTCCGCTCCGACCGGGGTGTCCGCTACATCGGTGGCGCACACGGTACGGCGACAGCGAACTACGTCTCGGTGTACGAACTGCACCGCTGGTTGCAAGACCTCGCGGATGATGCGGCTGCGGCTGGCGACGATCTGCTCGACATCACCAAGCTCAACCCGTCCGACAAAAAGTTCACGACTATTATCGAACTGCTGAACGCGGCCTATCTCGATGATGCCTACGCCACGCCCGCCAGCGAATACATCTTCGGCGGCTCGATCATTCAGAACGACGGCGGCGGTGAAGATATCTACGACGGTATCTCCATCGTGGCGAACCGGGGTGTGATTGTTAACGTCATCCAGAACAACGGTGTGTTGGCGAATAAGTTCTGGAATAACACCCCGAACGGCGAAACCTTCGCGGGCATCAACCCCGATCCGGCGAACGGTGTGGCAATGCGCTTCATGGTCAAGGTCAAGAACAACGGTGCCGTGATCGACAACGGCACGCTGCTCTTCACCACGCGTGAGTGGAACAAGACTTTCTCCGAGTTCCGCATTCCGGCAACAGGGCGCGGCGTGAACGTCGTACCTCTGACCTACGCCGACGACCTGAACAATGCGACGATTATCGGCTCGATGACTGGTGCACCGTTCTCCGGTGTGTCGCTAACTACGGCTGGTTATAAGGCTATCGACGTCAACCAAGACACTACGAACGAGGAATACTACGCGGAGTGGAATCGCGGCTCATGCACGATCAACCAGTTTTACGAGACGATCAAGTACAAGTCGCGTAACGGCGAGACTGCGACGATCTTCAACATCCCCGGTGAGAAGTTCCGGGGCATCACGCATTCGGTGGACATCGGTACTCCGACAGGTGGTACGTTCGTTCAGGGCGGTGCACCCCCGTTGTCGTGGGGTTCCGGCTTGACGGCTGGTACGGGTCAAATTCTTTGCAACGACTCAACTGATCACATTCTCTACATTCAATTGTTGACTGGTGTTGCCCCA